TGGGTACTGATGCTGAACCTAATCTAGTTAGAGGTAAACCAGCAGCATCACAAGAACAGTTTACATCAGTTGCACAAGTAACTGCTGCAATGTCAGATCCAAGGTATTCTAAGGATCCAGCATTTAGACAGGAAGTACAGGCTAAGATCGAAAGATCAGATGTATTCTAATTATTACATTCCATCTTATTGGAAGTAGTAAGACCGGACAATAAACTAAAAGGAAATAACTTGATCTTCTGCGGAAGGCAATCTTGCTGAAATAATTTTAGATAAAGTCGGTTGATTAATTTTAACCATTTTATTTAGGAGATAAAATAATGGCAAATGCAACACCAGCTAGTATTGGTCGAGTTAATGCTAGTGGATCCGAAGATGCTTTATTCCTTAAAGTATTCGCTGGAGAAACTATCACTGCTTTTGAGCAATCTAGTGTAACTGAAGGCCAGGAAATGGTCAGATCTATATCATCAGGTAAATCAGCATCTTTCCCAGTCATGGGTAGAACAACTGCTGCTTATCATGTTCCCGGTAGTGAGATTGGCGGAACAGATGTAAACCACAATGAGGTCGTGATAACAATCAATGATCTACTTGTATCATCTGCTTTCTTATCAAACATTGAAGAGGCTAAAAATCACTGGGATGTGAGATCTGCTTATTCAACAGAAATTGGAAGAGCTTTGGCTTTCCAAAAAGATAAACATGTACTACAAACAATCGGTCAAGCAGCACAAGGTTCTGCTAATTTTTCCGGTGGTGATGCTGGTACAGTATTAACCAATACATCAATCGCATCTGCAACTGCATCTACTGCAGCTAATGCAATGATTGATTCATTATTTGATGCAGCTAGTGCATTAGATTCTCACTATGTACCTAAAGAAGGCCGAGTTGCTTTCATTAGATTAGAAGAGTATTACAAACTAGCTAATGGAACTAATGCGGTTAATGTAGACTTCACACAAGGTAATGGCGGAATAGATAGCGGTAAAGTATTAAGTATCGCTGGTATTAAACTTATACCTACACCTCACTTTGTATCTTCAAATGTGAACAGTGGTACAGATCAAGGATCAGCTACACAAGGCGGATCTAACCCACAAGCGGTTGATCTATCAAACTATGTTTGTTTAGTATCACATCCTTCAGCAGTTGGAACTGTAAAACTTATGGATCTAGCAGTTGAAAGTGAATACGACATTAGAAGACAAGGAACTCTTATGGTAGCTAAATACGCAATGGGCCATGGCGCTCTTCGTGTAGAATCTGCGGTAGGCATTAAAGAGGCTTAATCACCTCTTAACCCCCGATAGTAGCCTGTAGTTACTCCCAGGCTACTATCACTTTTAACTTCAAGGAAATCTATGACAACACAAATTACTCTTACTTCTGAATTACAAGCAATCAATACAATGTTATCTATTATTGGTGAGGCACCAGTTTCATCTATTACAGAAAATATTGGATCAGATGTATCTATTGCTAAACAGATCCTAGATGAATCAGCAGTTGATATTCAATCTAAAGGTTGGAATTTTAATACTGAAGAATCTTATCCCTTACCATTAGATTCAGATTCTAAAGTACCAGTACCTACAAATTGTGTATGGCTTACAACTAGGCCTGGTGATAATACAAGTAAAGTAATTATTAGAAATGGATTTTTATACGATAAAGAAAATAGAACATTTACATTCTCAGGATCACAAACAGTGGACATGATTATTCTCTTACCATTTGAAGAGTTACCACAGTTTGCAAGAAGATATATTACCACTACTGCTGGAAGAAGATTCCAGGCCAGGTATCTTGGATCTAAAGAACTTGCCGGATTTACCGCACAAGATGAAAGCGAGGCATTAATAAACTGCGAACAGTTAGATGCATCTAATGAAAAACAAAATATATTAAGTAGCGGTACTCCGAACAGAATTATATTTAGAAATGCAACTAGAAGGAATTACTGATGTCAGTAGTCTCTTCATCAATTCCTAATTTGATCAATGGAATCTCAGAACAGAATCCAACACAAAGAAATCTCAATCAAGCAGAGGCACAAGTCAATGCTCAATCATCAATCGTAAAAGGTTTACAAAAAAGGCCACCATTAGAGTGGATAGGAAATCTTTTATCTTCACAAGTATATTCTACTAACACTGCAATCCACCCTTATGTCAGAGATGATACAAACAAATTTTTTATAACTGCTTATAATGGCGGTATAAAAGTATTTGATTTTGGTGGTACTGAAAAAACTGTAACTGTAAATAGTGGTCAAAGTTATTTAACATCTACAGATCCTAAAAATAATTTTAAATTTGTTTCAGTAGCAGATACAACATTTGTACTTAATACAACTAAAGTTCCAGCAATGACTGCAACTACAACTGCAGCTAAAGTTGAAGAGGCATTAGTTTATGTTAAACAATCTAACTATGGTAGAACTTATAGCATTACATTAACTCATCCGAACATGAATAGTGGTAATCCTTTAACCACACAATTTGCTATGCCTAATGGTGATGATGTAGCAACACAGGGATTTCTAAGAGATACTGCAAAAATAGCATCAATATTAAGAACTGGATCAGGTGGATCTCCAGGTACTCATTCAGGCACTGCTCTTACAAATGCAGCAATATCTAATCACTTTACGATCACACAATACAATTCAGTGATCCATATTAAACCTACAGATAACAATGCTAACTTTACAATCACAACATCTGATGGTGCTGGTGATAGTGCTATGTATGTAGTTAAAGATTCTATAAATGATTTTACTGATCTACCTTATTATGCACCT